GATTTTGTAACTGATCCGGTAGCAGTAATAAGTTTTTGATACGCCTCGCGTAGTACCTCACCTTGATAGCCAAACTTAGCCGAAATTTGGTCTAGGTTTGCCTCTATAAAAGGAGTCTCAAAAGCCTGTCCTAAATTCTTTACTACGCCTGCTAAACGCTTGGCTGATTTCTCATTATCGGCAAAAGCCTTAACCGAGTTTTTACCGAATTTAGTTACGGCAACTGCTAAAGCGGCTAAGCCAAGAGCTCCTAAAGCTTTTTTAGCACTCGAGGCAAAGCCCGAGATTTGTTTCTCGCCTTTAGCTAGGGCTTTACCGTCAAAAGTGGTTACGGCACTTACGACCATACTAGGCAGTTTGCTTACCATTATGCCGCCTTTGTGTATGAGCCTTGGTTAAAAGCGTTTATAGTTTTTTCTATAGCTCTAATTACTGCAGCTTGAGCCTTGCCCTGATCCTCAGCCCACGCTCTAAATATCATACGACCGCGCTCCTCGCGGCTATCGCCATAGAGAGGCCCCATACGGCTAACAAAGTGAGCGCCAGCGCCGGGGTTATTTGATCTATAGCCATTACGTGACTGCGCGTTAGCTCGTCCGGCGGTCTCATAGATCGCACCGGCGGCAGACTTATTAGCTACAAAGTACAAAGCTCGCCAGCCGTTACGGTTTTTATCGCTACCGCCAGCCTTGTAATAGATACCCTTTTTAACGGTCTCGTAATCGTAAAGCGGAAAAAGGCGTACCCGGCCCTCAGTATTAAAAGTCCTAAAGGCCGAGTTACGAGCCGTAATCTTTTGCCCTACGGTATTTTCATTCCAGCCGTAGAGATTATCCGGCTGAGGCGATGGAGCATAACCCCGAGCCTTATCCCGGATAGGGATCATTACCGCTTTAATCTCGGCGTTCATCTCTTTAAGTAGCTCGGGATCTACTTTACGAATAGCTTTTAGAGTAGCTTTAACGCCTTTTATTTCTACTGACATTTCGCTCGGCCTCCTTAGCTTGATCGTTTAATACTTGTACTAACATTTTGTACATCTCTATATCGAGATCGAGGACCGACTGAGGCGAGATCCCTAACCTAATAGATAGCTGCGCTACCTGATAAGTAAGGGAGTCTCGCCCTAGCCTAAAGGTTCATCGTCTAGGACCTCGACCTTTACTAATGTATCTAAAAACTCCGGCCCAAAACTTTTTACGGTCTCGCCGCTGCTCCTAATACACTCCCAAGCTAGCCAGTATACGTCCGACTGCTTTTCGTCATCTCTAAAGGCTTTATGGAAACCTTTTTTAGCATAAAGCTCAAAGGCATACTCGATACGCGGCGTAATTTGATGCTCGGTTACGTCCCCGTTAGCCCTTGTTATTTTGAGTCGTGCCATTTGTTGCCCCTTTGTTAGTTTGTTATACGGTGGTATCTACTACGATAACTGAGTTACAAGTAAACGTAATGGACTGAGTAGAGATATCTCCTACTGCGCCGTTAATATCTGTAGTGTTATTAACTAGAACCGTAGTCTGATACTCAGGGTTAGCAGCTGAAATAGCTGCGCTTGTCTGCTTAAGTGTTAGAGGCACTGTAGTACCCCAAGCAGCTTGCAAGGTCTGTAGGACTTCACTAGCTGCAGTATCGTTTAGAAAATCAAGAGTAACCGTAGAGGTCTCTAGTCCCTTGGCGTATCGTCTAGCAGAGTCGCCCATAGCTGTAACTTCGAGCTCCTCAAATACGCGGTTAATAGTTGCACTTGTTACGTGATCTGAGAGGTCTACCGAGTTAAGGGTTACGACCACTCCATTTGATAAGAATACGGCCATTGACCTATTCCTCGCTTTCGGTTGTAGTTGGTATTGGTTTTACTTTTGCTACTTTGACCGGTTCAGGCTCGTCTACGATCTGCCCGATCTTTCGCAAAAACTTTAGGTCATCCTCTGTATATGGCATTTATTAGCTCCAGCTCGTGAGAATTGAGATACGGAAATCGGCGGTAAGCAGCGTGCCACTTTGTACGTCTAGTACGGTAGGCGCTGAAAGACTGCCAACATTCATTACGATATTTGAGGCAGCGAGTTTATTAAACACCGCTACCGCTAGGGTTTCGATCCCGTTTAGGTTGCCTTGGTTATCCAACATAGGCACCGTCAAAATAATCTTAAAATTAGCCATAGGCGAAATAGTCGCGTAAGTGTTATTGCTCGGTGTTAAATAAGGATCATCGGGTACGACGATAACGCTATTAGCCGTAATAGTTGGAGGTGGAAAGCTATAGGTATTCCAATTATTAGGATTATCTAAAGCTGCAGCTAGTGAGGCACGTAGGGTAGTTATCGCGGCAGCCATTTAGCCCACCATTGAGTTTGGATTTTGGTAGCCGCTTATGAGCCCTCTGATCTTGCCGATCATTGCATTCCCGAGGCGGTAAGGCGACGGACTCATCCCGTCGATCGACACGCCTCCGGTTTGGCTAACTTGCCGAGCTTGGAAAATATCTACTGCGAGAATCATCGCCGCTTCACGGATAGCCGGAGTCGTAGCGTATGAGTTTGTCTTTGTATCTGCTCCTACGGCTGAGCCATAAGGTAGTACGCGCTGAAAATTAACATCGGCCGCGGTCTTTGTAAATTGGATAAAGCTATAGCCGCTAGGCCAATTCCACGTATAAGGGTTCCATATAAGGCTAGGTATTTGATTAACCGTACCGGTGCTCCACGGCATCGTGCCGGTAATTGTGTAGGTGCCGTTAAAGGTTGAGCCG